TGCTCTTCGAACATTCGGTCGTAGTCTTCGACACTAATACCGTAAGACCGAATGCGAGACACACGTTGCTCTTCGTAAGTTTTATTTCTGTTGCGTGGCATACTTCTCCCAGATGCCTCGCTCTACCATCAACGCAATGATTGCGTAGTTGGCTATGTCAATGAAGCTATCTTCAAGTGCCTCGTTGTTTGGTTCGATACTGTTATAGATTAGATTCTTTAATCGCTCTAACTTATCTGACATACGAACCATCAACCCATTGGTTGCACCGCCAGGTGCATTCCAAATATTAAGTGGACCGTAATCGATTTGCTTCATGACCAAGATATCCAGAAGCTGGTCGTAAATTTCCTGAGCGTCTTCCTGGAAATTATCGATGGTTAATTTACTGGTTGCCAACGGAGCCCCTTCTAATCGTCTAACGCATTAATCAATGCGGTTAATGCTTGAGCTCCTTGGTCTACAATTATACTATTGATATCACTGTCAGGCGGTAGCGACACGCGCATAGCCTGTGGTATTGCATCAACTAATCTACGTGCCAAGTCTTGTCCTGGGTTAGACCCATCCTCTTTAACATCGTTGTCTGTGGCTACAATTACTCTGCCTATACCATCGAAACAACGTGAGAAATAAGGCTTCCAAGCGTTAACGCCAGCGACAGCGACAGCAGGATGACCAGCAAGAGTTGCAGATATAGCGTCAATCTCTCCTTCAACTATTAACACCTCCCTTACTGCGTGAAGTATTGCGCCTACGTTATATAGGTGATGCTTCTGACCAGTAGGTATCATGTACTTAGGGTCACCATCATCTATGCGACGGAACTTAAACCCAACAACACCAGCCTCGGTGATGTATGGAATGGATAGGTGGTGCTTGATTCTATCTTCATGACCAGCAGCAGGTTCTGCTACATACCCCAACAAAAATTGTTGGGCGCCATCAAGGATGCCACGTCGTTCAAGGTATGACTCCGCTGGTGAACCAGCTAATGCACCATGATATGTATGCGCTGCTTTAGTCCAGAGTTCGATGAGCTTGGGATTGGTTCTCACTTCTTCTCCTGTCTGTGTGTAATAAACGGAGGCGCAGTATACACATCATTACGAGCAGCAATCTGCATTGCCTGCTTCCATGTTGCACCACCAGCCAATGCACCAAGCGCAAAGCTTGAGCCAGACCCTACGCCATACAGCCCATCGTCACGTAAGTACACTGAGTAAGAGTCATCTATCTGATAGATGGTTCCATTAACTGCTAATAAAAATTCAAAGCCAGCATCAGCATCATCCTTGTCTGGCACATAGCCAGACTCCTTAATGCATTCTCTAATGCTTGGCGCAATTGTTGTAATCATATAATGATATTCATCTTTGATGTTGGCTGGGATTACTGGTGGTTTCCACACATGTTGGATTACATCACATGGTTGCACATCACCAGCACCTGCGACCAGCCACTTGCCACGTTTGGTTATCTTCGTGACGATTGGGTGAGAGTAAGGTCTGTTACCTGCTGTGGTACGTGAGTCGGCTGCAAGAATGCAGCCGTTGTCTTGCTGTATACCAATGATAGTTGTCACAGCGATGCTCTCAATCTTGGTGGTGTCCACCGCCCACTGTTCTTCTTACGTCCACGAGTGGGAGCAGACTGCTGTGATTCCTTGCCAATGTTTTTCTCTGCCCATTTACGAGCTTCTGGGTATGTTAGCTTTTCACGAGCCATGATTATCTGTATACCAGAACCACTTCCGTTGCATGCATAACATACCCAGACGCCCTTGTCTGAGTTCACCGAAGCAGACTTACGAGAGTCATCATGTACAGGACACAGGATTGATTTCTCTCCGCCAAGTGGCAGGGTCAATCCGTAATGATTAAAGACTGCTTCAAGGAACTCAGGCTGATTCATTTTCTAATACCAATTCCTTTCCTGATGGAACCTGTACGCTCCGCACCAAGTGTCGTAACGATGGAGCACATACTTGTGTGCTTCTTGTGTTTGTTTCAGTAATGACCACCCTGGTTTTCCCCAGAGTAATTGCCATACTCCACGTGCTCCACTCGATTTGTTGAGTGAGTCCACGTTGTATCGGCTCTCTTTGTACGCTATGTCTAGCGCACACTGAACCTCTTTCTTGTCGGTTGTGATTTGTCCTAACGTCAGTTTCACACGTTCCCGCTTGTCGGTTGTTACCAATAAGCGTTTCTCGTATGTCATCACTGGCGATAGCGCCATACTCGGTGATGCTAATTGCACACCTGAGAATAGGAGAATCACTATTGCGAACCGCATAGTTACCTCTTTTCATTTTATGAGTCACTGTCACTGTCTCACTGATGTCCATTGTAACCTGCCTGTTTTAGCAGATTGACCCAGAGTTCCGCAGGCATTACTGCATACGACTCTGAGATATTAGAAGTGCCACGCTTCTTGATTAACACAACGCCTGTCTCTGCATCAGCATGTGTCATCTCATCCTCTAGCTCCCGAAGGTACTGAGGAATTCTTATTGCTTTCTCATTCTTACATTCTATAACAACACCATTGATTCCATCAATGTCACCAACATCATCATGTCTACCCGCACCGTATGCACGTTCGGCACATGGGTATCCCATCTGACGTAACCACTTAACTACATCTCGTTCGTACTGTGAGCCTTTGCGTTTCTGTGGTGTGGTCATGAGTACTCCCCTGGGATAATTGATTCCAATGTTATGTTTAGCTTCTTGCGTATTGCCATTCTTTCACGTGGTGTCATACCACCCCATACACCATGACCTTCGTGGCGTACTCCCCAATCAAGACAAGCTTGTCTTACTTCACAACCAGAACATATCTTTCTAGCAAAACTATATATTGAAGTGTCAGTTTCGTTACCCTCTTCTGGGTAAAAAAATTCCGTACCGACTTCTCTACATAGTGCTCGTGACAAGTCTGGAAATTCCACTGCTACTCCTTAAGGTCGACGTTTAATTCTATAAAGATTTTCCCAGTACCCTAGTGCAACCTCATCGGTCACCGCAAGGTGACGCCACCTTTTTCTTTTCTGCATCCCAAGGTATGCAAGTACGTGCCACTTAACCCAAGCACCACGTAGATATACAGCTGGCTTAATCATTCTTTAATTCCTTCATCACATCTAATAAATTCTCTACCGTAATCAGATAGCCTTTGCTTCTGTTCGGTGGTATCTCACAAGTAATCTCACGTCCATATTTCTGTATGGCGTGACGTACGTGACCAGTTGGTACCATCAATACGCCTTGCTCTAGAACGAAAGCCCAGTAACTAGCCTTCGTTACAGACAGACCTGATGGTTCCCACGAACCAGAACGTTGGTACCAGCATTCAACTTCTATGTATAGGTTGTTAGTTGCATGCCACTTACGGTCACGTTTAACTTCTACTGTGCCACCTTCGGTCAGCAGTTGCTGAACCAGTGACTCACCTTCTTGACCGTATCTAAAATCTAAATCAAATGATGATAGATTCTCTACTGCCATTGGCTCATTGTCCTAGCGCGGAACAATTCTGCTGGCGAATTATAGAGAACCATCTTGCTTGCTTCCGCTGCTAGAGATACATAACTCTCTGCTGTCGGGTCTGCCTTGCCATGTCGGTTCTTAACTACAGCAACACGATAACTATTGGAAGAGCTATCCAGAGCCACCGAAAGGACCAACTCTGGTAGCGCTGCCACCTTACCCATCAACGCTTTACGTGGTGCTGGGTAGTTCGGCTTAGACATCTTTTCATTCTCGGATACGTGGTGTAGGACGATGAATGCCGATTCATATTCACGTGCCATGTAGTGAAACGCTGACATGGCATCACGTAGTGCAGTCCATTCGTTATCACTAGCGGATGCTACGTTCATTAAGTTGTCTACATATACAGCAGCAGGAGCCGAGCCATGTAATTCAATCCACGCTTCTATCTCCTCTTCAATATCTTGAAGAGAAGGTGCTGGGTCGAAGGCGAATCGTACATGGCTGGCACCTTCTGCTAGTGCGTCCTCAAGGAGAACACTTGCTTCAGTATCCATTAATCTTTCTACATCAGCGACATCTTTATTCATGATGATTGCACCTGCACGAGTTGCAATCGTACGTGAGTCAGAGTCTGCTGATATGTACAGAGATGGAACCTTTGATGCAACTGCGTACCATAATGCAAGTAGTGTCTTACCTCCGCCTGGTTGACCTGCAATCAAATGCAACTGCGCTTGACGGAAGACCACCTGACTGGCGGTGAGTTGAGGTAGGATTTCTGGTAGTTGATGACCAGCTGGTGACTCGACACCCACTACTTGCAATAGGCTACGCATTACTTAGTCCAGATTGTTTCTGCTTCTACAGCACCTGGTGAGAAAGGCTTTGGTCCCTTAGCTGGGTCGAACCAACCAACGTATGCCTTGCCTGCTTTTGATACGCCCTTCTTCTTGGCGTACTTGCCACGTCCGTCTGGTAGGTCTGGTGCATCTGGATGTCCATATGTCCACTCGTTACCATACTTATCTTTAACTACCTCGATTGCTTGAGGTGTTGTTGTCACAGGCTGTGGGTTAAGACCCGCTGCCTGTAGACCAGCGATAGCTTGTTCCATGTTAGGAGCATACGCTCCTCCATTTGTGCGGTTAAGCAACATAGCTTGCAGACCTTGTGCATCAGTGATTGCCTCGACTGCTGCGGTTAGGTTTGCTTTGAATTCAGAAATGCTGTTACCTCGGACGGTAAACAAATCATTTCCGTTTAGCTTTCCTGTAAACGAGAACATAGATTCAGTCATCTACTTTCTCTCCTTTTCTTTCCCTGTTGTTGGAATTTGTAGCGGGAAATCTTTGCTGCCCCATGCTGGACACTTATCCATAAACGAACACATCTTGCAGTTTTCACCAACGAATGTTGGGAACCAACCTTGCAATACTGAGTGGTTCATAGATGCGAATGCATGTTCATAGTATTCAATACTCAGGTGGGTTAAGTCAATCAAATCACCAAGCTCACCTTGGCGTGTCATAAAGAATGCGCCCCACTTGGGACGGATACCAAAAATCTTTTCAATACCACTGGCATACAATCCATTTTGGATTACACCGAATGGCGTCCTGGAACCAGTTTTGTAGTCAACGATAACCAAGTCTTCCCCTACTTGATATACCGCGTCGATAATAAATCTCACAGGTGTGCCTCCGAAATGCACATCTGCGGACCACTCGATTCCAGGACGACCATCAGGCATAGTAGCAATCTGCCAGCCAGATTGCAACACCCATTTTTGGTAGGCTTCTACCTGCTTGAGCCCATCGCTTTGCCAGAAAGCTAGGTCTTCCCCATCGGGACGAGCAGCGGTCTTGCGACCTGCTACCTTCCACTCTGTGGTAGGTAACCCTGACTTCTCTTCTACATCTCTTACTTCGGCATTGAATATCTCAAGCCACTTCTCAGTTAAACTCATCGTCTTCTTCCTCTGGTCGGTCAGGCTTCACGTAGTCTGGGTGGTCGACTGGTGTGGGGGTTGTCATAGGAGAACCGCAATCAGCACAGAAAGAATCTGTGAACCACATGACCAAGTCGTAGTCTTGGAAGATAGCCCTGATAACTTGAATGTTGGAACCGCAGTTCACGCATTCGTTACTAGGGATACCTCGTTGGTCAATCAAGTTTCTGTTGCTGCTTGTAGAGCTCATGATTCAACCATTCCAACATAGAGTGGACGGCAGAGCCAGCAGCAAGATACACTGCAGGCTTCTCTGGTACCATGGCTACCTTACTCAAGTAGTATTTCTGAGGACAGGATTGCCAGGTTGTTAGCTGACTGTAAGACCGATGCGGAGGAAGTTGATTCATACCGTATATCATATCAGTTGTATTACCAATCTGTGTCATAAGACACGCCGTTTATTTTTACCAAGTATCTGATAAGGTTGAGGGGTGGAGGGCGGGAAAGGCTTGCCTGATGGCAAGCCGTGGTGATTTAGGGAAATAAAAAAAGAGGGGGACAATTAAGTCCCCCTCTCCTTTTAGCCCTACCATTCTGGTGGAGCAACTGCGAGCGCATCCAGCGTGGCTATATTGATGCACCCGACTGCTGGGATGGAAAGCTGATGCTGCAACCCTCTTAGCAACTCGGCAAGGGGAGCATCTAACACATCATCGCCAGCAACATTAAGAGCCAATCGAACCTTATCGACTAGCTCACTTCTTTCCCCTGGTAATACCAGAGGTATTAACTTGTTCTCTTCCATTATTGGATAGCTTGCTCCGTATCAATTGTCTGCAATTGAACCGTAACAATTCCACCGAACCCACTAGCAAATGATGGAGGAGAAGTCTGCTCGAACTGGATAGCTCGGATAGTACAGATACGTTCTTCCTCTGATGAGAAGTCTTGATACAAGACTGCTCCACCATTCTGCTCGATACGTTCTAGATATTTAATTCTTTCCCAAGGGTTGGACACACGAGTCACACCATTGGTATCTCTCTCTTCTTCAAAGCACAGCAATGGAACAGTGATTGTTCTAGAACGTAGAGGAGCAGGCAATGCACGACACTGCCATTCTTCTAGCACTGGTCCAACTGTTGCACTGCTTGTACTACGAGAAAGATTGACTGTAATTTCAAAGTGGTCTGCTGGTGATAACGCAGCAGATAACTGCACATCGTTGGACCCAGTTAATGGGACAGAGCCGATACCAGATGAACGACCCTCTTGGTCTTCAACCGTAAAGTTAACTGTTCCGCCTTCACCTGTAGCGCGGATAGCAATAGACACTGGCTGCTTCTTTTCTGCAGTACCCCAGCGAATCCAACCAGACTTTAAAAATCCAAATGGTTCCAACTCTGTTGCTGATTCAATCCATACACCAGATGTAGCGGTAATAAACTTGCGACCTGATGTTCCAATAAAAGCAACGCCAGTTGCAGAACCAGCAGATATAGACAAGTCGGATGCGTATGCATAACCACTACCAATTGGTGTACCTAAATCAATACGCCATAAACCAGCGGTGTTGTTATACGTACGTGTGGCATATACATATGAATCATTGAACGCTACATCTTTTACTTCTGTATGGATAGTAAGTGGTCCATATGTAAAACCTAATCCATCGGTTGACTGAGTACCAATACGAAGACCAGAGCTGGTTGCTAGTACGACATACTCATTGAGGTAGGTTCTAAATTGGTTGAGCGTTTCACCACGTGGTAGTTCAGCTACAACGATTGGGTCTTTGATTGCTGCCAATGGTGATGCCTCATCAATGGCATGGCTGTGAATTCTTGAATAGATACCTACTGTATAGCCAACAATGATTGAAGAGTTTAACTCCGCAATTGATACATAAGTTAATGTTGAGTTAGGAAATGAATATCTAAGTTCTGTTGTGCTTACTGTCTTTGGTGGCGACGATGGGTTTCTGCTAAGTTCGTATGTGTTAGCTTCGCCAGAATCTAATTGAACACCAACTACAATTCTATCTTTGACATACCCGATTGCTTGGACAGTCCATGTTGTATTCGAGCTTGGCTTGTTCCAAATCTTACTAACAGCCATAGCTGTTGTAACGATATAGATACCGTCACTTGCTCCAACAATTCCAACAGCACCGTCGGATGTAAGCTTCTGTGCTATAGCACCACCAGGTAAACTAGTTGATGTACTGGTTGATGTTGACTCGTTAAAAAAGAATACGTTGCTTCCAGATATGTAGAACGTTCCACCTGTTACTGTAGCTGGGCTGCTTACCGACGCGGTGCTAAGATTAGTTGTCTTCTTAAGAAGTGTAAGCTCACCTGGTGTCCAGACATCTATGTTGCTTGACTCGTAGAATCTAAACAAGTCTGATGCATCTGCATCGTAGTAACGTGTACCCGCACCGAAGTGCCATGATGTAGCAGACCGTAGCCACCAGTTAGACAAAGAGTTTTCACCAGCGGATGAGCCCTGGTCGATACGTTCCTTCTGGTATGTAGTCGTGATACGACTAATACGGTTCTGGTCAGATGCTGCAGATAGCCATGGTGTATTACCGATAGCGTAGCTAGCAGCAAAGTCTTCTCTCTTATACTTTACAAGCGCAGTCGGAATCGACTGGCTGAGAATAATCGGAAGGTCACCAACGATAGCCTTGTTATTCGTTGCCACGATTTACCCCTACTTCTTAGATGGACAGTGCTGACAGCATTTAGATGTATCTTCTGCTGGGTATGCTTTCTTTACTGGTACTGCAGCAATAGCTGCCTTGACCTGATTAATAATCTTTGGTTGATTCATCCACCAAAACCATGGAGAAGTATCGGCAGCACTAGAGGCGTTAATAGAAATATGAAGATGCTTATTGTGAGGATTACTCCCAGTGTACCGTCTGTTTCCCAGCTTGGATTTTTCTTTAGACCAAATCTTTCCTTGGAAAATAAGATACGAAACACGCTTGTCTTCCTTAAGCTTTTCAAATATTTCTGCACAATCAATACCATTGTCTGGGTCATGAGTAAGGTCTGCTGCTAGCCCAGTATTGTGGTCCGAATTCGGACTCTGAGCTACATGCGCTGCAGATGGCAGAAGACCATCGCTTGCTTTCTTCCGCTTCGGCTTTAATGCCGTCGCTTGACGGAGAACAGCAAGAGCAGCAGGTGTGGCTTTCTTGACTACAGGTTTCATTCATGGCTCTTTCCAGCTACTAATTCATACAGGCTGTCGACGCGTCGTTCCAACCTATCGATTGAGTCACGCATCGAGCTGCCTGAATTTGGTTTCAATTCTGTGAGGTAGTGCTTTACTAACCAACGAACTGAGCCAGCAAAGCTGGCGACTATTGTGGTAACCGCTATTGCGATACCAGCCCATTCGTTGGCAGTCATTACTCTGCTCCGCGACCGAAGTCTGTTGAGGAACCGTCGAGCCACTTAAGAACTGGTCCGAGGAATCCTGTCAATGCTGCTGTTGCTAAGACCTTAAGGTCCGTCTGACCAGCAAGGTACAACGCAATCGCAGACGCTGCTGCTGCGCGGAACCAAGATAGTGCTGCTGATTGAAACTTTGCGTTCATGTTATCTCCTTAGAGTGCTGCGATTTCTTCTGGTGTAAGTCCTAGTGCTGCAAGCTTTGCTTCTGCTGCTGCCTTAGCTGCAGCCTTAGCTGCTTCTTCTGCTTCACGTTCTGCCTGTGCTGTTGCTGCTGCAATAGCATCAAGCTCACGCTGTTGAATCTCTTCAGGAGTCAAGTCAATATACTGAGTCATTCCTGTTGCTAAATCAACTACTAATTTCTTTGGTACATCTGACATTATTATTCTCCTTGGATGATTACGTGAGTAGCATCTGGACAAGACCAGGTGCAAGTTGCTTCGTCAAATACCACTGTGTCATGACACTCTGGCTTAGGTGCAATGAACGCATCGCGTTCTGTGTCGTAAGTAAAACCAATGCCAGCAAAGTTCTTACGGATGTTTCCATTGTAAGAAGTCTTTACCCAAGTTCCACCTAGTGAATTCATGAAAGCTTCGCCTTCATCTGGCTCGCTGTTGTTGCCAACGAGTACACGGAGAACAATGTTGTTCTCGTCAATCTCTGCCCAATGTGACATTTATATTCTCCTTAACTAGCCACTGGATATCTAATGATTACTATTCCTTGATAGCCATTACCGCCATCGCCTGTTGCACCACCGCCTGCATCTGACCAGTTACCGCCACCACCGCCAGAACCATAAGATGTTGCATTGGTTGCATTGGTTGAACCAAAGCCACCATTACCGCCACCTGTTCCACCAGTGCCACCAGTCTGCGCTCCACCAGCTGGGTTTTGACCGCAACCACCACCACCAGAAGAAACTCTCGTCATACCAGAAAGAGCACCAGCGAGCACTGTTGTTAAATTGGAATCTATTGATGACAGCAGCATTCCTTGACCACCGTTACCACCTACAGAAGCAGACGTAGAACCATTGCCTCCTGCTGCAGTTGCTCCTCCACCACCACCTGCTGAGTAAGTAGGGTAAGGACCATACCAACCAGAACCACCTGCAAAAGTGTTTGGACCACTAGCGGTTCCGCCAGCAGCACCACCGCCTGATGCAGCAGCACCACCGCCTGAGCCACCAGGTCCTCCAGGAAATACGTCATTACCTCCACCGTAACCACCACCATTAGCAGTTATAGTTGTATCAAGTCCACTAAAAACAGAACTGATTCCTGGGGAACCTTTTGCTGTTCCAGTATTTCCACCACCACCTGCGCCGATTGTGCAAACATAAGAAGTGTTACCAGTTAGTGCGTATGTACTAGTAAAATCATTAATTGCTCCCGCACCACCACCACCTGCAATATGAGCTCCACCTCCAGCACCACCACCGACAACCATAATTTTTGCATTTAACGAAATTTGAGGAATGAAATTTCCAGAAGATGTAAATGCGTGATACCAGAAAGTTCCATCTGTGGCAACAAGGTTGCCACCAGTAGCTTTTGGTGCAACTGTGGGTGTAGCGTTAAGAGCTGCTACGCCATATAAACTAAATGTAGAACCAGAAAGAAGGTTTCCATTTTGTGCAAAACAAGTAATGGATGTAATGGCAGCGGTTGAAGATTGTTGAATTGAACCTATAGTTAAATAAGCAGTTGTTCCATTATTTTCTGAGTTACCATCAACTGAATAAGTTTTTGCAACATCGCTTCTGTAGTTTGGTATGTATGCTTCTGCGTTTCCAAACATTCCTGATGTAGAACTTGCTGCTGGCAAATTGCAAACCCATGTTTGCTCGTATGTTGAATTTAGATTATATAATGACGCACCATTACCACCAAGAATTTTATAAGTATAACCACTGGTTGATGCATTAAGTCTTATTCCAAATCCATCTTCTTGCATAGCTCTTGTGCTTCTTGCGGAAGCAACAAGTTTTAAGTCTGTATAACCAGTTGTTGGAATATTATCAAAGACAACAGATGATGCGTTTTGTGTAAGTTGGATAGTTTCTAATAGAACATGATTGCTTGACATTATTTATCTCCCTTACTTTGCGTATCTAACAATGACAATACCTGAACCACCTGCTGAATCAGCATTTGCTCCACCACCACGATTCATTCCAGCAGCACCGAATCCAGGAGTTCCGTAAAGGAAGTTACGATTACCTCTACCACCGCCTGCAAAGTAATAAGTTCCAGCTACATTTTCACCAAAGTTTGTTGCAGCACCCCAAGATGAATAAGCAGATGAACCAATACCACCGTTACCATTTGTACTTGTTGCGTTAGATGCTTCGCCTCCAGCACCACCTGCTCCTCCGCCACCACCACCGCTTACTGCTCCTGGTGATAATGCAAAGGATGCTGAACCGCCAGCAAAACCTTGACCAGATGTTGGTGAACCACCAGCACCAGTTGAGTTGGTATCTCGCGCAGAACCACCACCGCCAGAACCACCGTTACCACCGTTGATTGTGGTTGCTGTGCTTGCGTAAGCAGCGCCACCGCCACCACCTACTGCTGCAGTTAATGCAGCAAACTGTGAGTTAGTCCCTTGTCCTCCGCCAGTATTTGGGTTAGAACCTCTTGTTCCACCACCACCAATTGTTATTGCATAATTGGTTGTTGTTAAAGATTGTGATGCATAGAAACAAAGTCCACCTGCTCCACCACCTGCGTGTGCAGAGCCACCACCACCTGCAATAACAAGAACGTCAGCAGTTAATGATTGGCTTGGAACAAATGCCCCAGAGAAAGGAAAAGCGTGATACCAATAAGTTGAATCTTGGGAAACATATCCACCGCTTGCTTTAGGTGACACTTCTGGAGCCCATGCTCTAATCCCGTATAGAGAAAAAGTAGAACCAGCACGGATATTTCCAGAAGACCCAGTTGCTACAATTGAAATAGAAGTAATAGCTGCTGGTGTTGCTCTCCATACTCCAGCATATCCGTTCACAAAAGTAGGTCCAGAGTTTCTAGACAACCAATTTTTGAATGTAGTTGTATTTGTATAATTAAATATATGTGTCGTCACTGGAGTTAGAAAACTTTGATTTCCATTTGATGGAGCACAAAAACCACCTCCAGTTTGGCTTGTGCCTCTATAAGCACTTGCAGAACTTCCATCGCTTTCTGCGACAGTAACTGAATAGTTACTGCCAGCATCACCGTTAAACCTTAAAGAAAGTCCTTGACCAACATTAGTGTTTGTATATCCAGTATGAGAAACCAAAATTAAATCTGTATAATTTTGTGGAATTGAATCAAACGTAACACTTGGAGTATTAGTTCCAACTATTTGAACCTGTAATTCATCATAAGTATTAGTTGACATGTTACCTTATCCCATACAATGCGAAGTGGCTATTTGCTGTTAAGTTGCCAGCTGAAGTCAGTGTTAGCGATTCTATTGCTTGCGTACCACCAAAATATCCAGAGCTTGAAACTATGAAAATTCCATTTGTGTTATCGTCGCGACCCGAAATTGACCGAACAACTTTTAGTTTTGAAGTTGAACTATAATCTAATATATCTGCAACTCCAGATGAAAAACAATTTGCTGCTCTATTTGAATTTGATATAGAACCTAAGAAAAATGAATCTGATGGAAATCCTACTTCTGACCCGATTCCTTCTGCAGCACCGCCATAAATTAAATGGTGTGCATAAGATGAGCTAATATCATTCATCCGTGCATACAAAGTATTTTGTGATGCGTCTGTATTTCTTGCAATCCAACGAATTTGTAAATGTTTATAATCAGCTGGAATGTTAGAAAAAGTAATTGATGCTGCAGACGTTGACAATGTCACGGCATTTAATGCATCGTACCCACCTTGTGGACTCCAAGGTGGTGTAAGGTTGCCACTAATACCAGAGGCAATAACTCCAGTTAGTATTGGGGACATTAGGCAATGTCACCAACCACGTAAAATACTGTGGCTGATTCAGCCACAACAGTAGCTGCTGAGTAACGTGCTCTCAACTTTGGAGCAGTTGCTGTAGCACCAACAGAGTTGATTGTAACTCCTGAACCTTGTGCAAATGTGACTTGACCAGCACCCTTTTGGATGACTGTGATTCTATCTCCAGCAGCAAACACTGATGGAGGAATTGTAATTGTAACTGCGCTAGTGTTGTTGGCTGTAACTACATTGTCCGCATCTGTCAATGCAAGAGTGTATGTTGTGCCTGTCTGAGCAGAAATAAAGTTACGCTGCTTTGATAGCGGGAATCCACCAGCAGTAGAACCGTCGTGTACAACGACTACTTCTTTATCGGTATCTACTGTAAGTTCTGCAAGCAATCCAGTAAACGATGCATGCTGTGCTGTTGTTCCCCGACGACGTTGAAATGCAAATGGCATTAGAGTGTTCCCCAATCTGAGAGGTTAGCCCAGGAGGCAACCGTTCCGTTATTTGTTAAGAAGTAACCATTAACCCCTGCCGAGATTGCTGGTATATATCCTGCTGCTGTTACAGCAGATGCTGCTGCAGAGGAAGCTGATGTTGCTGCTGATGCAGCAGAGGTTGCTGCAGCAGTGGCTGATGTAGCAGCGCTAGTTGCGCTGGTCGCAGCAGCGGTTTGAGAAGCCAACGCTGACGTTGCCGACGTTCCTGCGGATGTTGCACTTGTTGCAGCACTTGTCGCGCTAGTAGCAGCATTAGCTGCAACTGTTGCAATGTTTATATATGTTGTTGTTGTTGTATCTGGTGATGTAATGTCACCCATATCTCGTACAAGACCAGAACCAGTAAGACCAGTTACTGCAACAAAAGATGCATCTGCACTTGATGCCGAAGTAGCAGCGGATGCTGCACTTGTTGCTGCAGCAGTTGCACTTGCTGCTGCGGATGTTACAGAAGTCGCTGCTGCTGTCTGTGAGGTCAATGCTGAAGCAGCAGAAGTCGCTGCTGCGGTAGCTGAGGCTGCTGCTGAAGTTGCACTAGTAGCAGCAGCGGTAGCACTATTGGCTGCCGATGTAGCACTTGTTGCAGCCGATGTCGCTGAGGTTGCTGCTGCAGTTTGTGATGCTAACGCTGATGCTGCAGAAGTCGCTGCTGCGGTTACTGATGCAAGCATTGTGCTAGCACTAGTTGCTGCACTAGATGCTGAGGTTGCTGCGCTTGCAGCCGATGTTGCTGCTGCTGTCTGAGATGCTAGTGCTGAGGCTGCCGATGTAGCAGCAGCAGTCTGTGATGTTAAAGCACTTGCTGCGCTGGTTGCTGCTGCAGTAGCACTTGTTGAAGCAGACGCTGCTGAAGTGGCTGCTGCTGCAACTTGAGCATCAGCAAAGTCTTTACGTACTGCATCAGAAGATGATGTTGGTGTAGCAAGATTGGTAATTTTAAATCCACCAGCAGACAAGTCCGAACCAAGAGTTGCCGTGGTCAGAGTCTTGCCAGTAAGGGTTTGTGAACCACCAGTACCGACAACATCTCCAGTTACACCGTGAGCAGATGTTAGGATTTCGTGAGCACGTGAGTCGGTAAAGTCACGAGCAGATACACCGTGTTCTACGGTTGCACCAACGCCGTGTGCCTTTGCTGTGCTTCCGTCAACACCACGAGTTACACCGTAGGAAGAACCAGTTACCGAGTTAACCTGAACGATTTCTTCGTTAGCTGTATCCTTCTCAAGAATAAGAGTATACGGATATTGTGAAGGCAGACCTGATGGAGCAGCAAGCTGAATGCTTGCACTTGATGAATCGACAGCGCTTGAGAGCGTTGTCTTTGCAGCTGTAGAGCTGTAATAACGTGATGGTGATGGCATTCGTTACCTCGTATACTGGATTGTGTTTAGGAAGTTTGCCTGTTGCTTGCCGATTTCCTCCGACAAACGAACAGTGTAAAGTTGGAAAATATACTTAGCAGCAGTAGTAGAAGCACCAGCTGATACTGGTTGGTCTAGAGCATCTGCAGATACAGATACTGCTGTAACCTTTCCTGCGTCTACTGTTGATAGTAAACGGTACATGGCGCCAAGGCGAACAACATCTTCGCAAGAAGATGGAAGACCGCTAACGGTTAAATCTTGGTTATCTGTAATAACTGTTGGAAACTTTGTGTATTGAACTCGAACATCGCGACCAGGCATAGGTGATTCTTTTAGAATCAAAGCTTGCTTAGTTGTTCCAGTAGATGGGTCATAGTAGTTTGTGTCTAAACGCCAGTTCTTAATAATCTGCCATACACCAGTTGAGTCTGGTACATCCCATGAGATACCAGTGATATCTTCTAGAGAATCTGGCATGATGTATGAATAGTCAGAACCATTAAACTGGAATGTTTCATTTGCAATTACAGGGAAGTTCATTCCCTTGATTGTTTCTAGGATGGCTCGCTTGACTTGTGTACGTGGGAACAAAGGATTGTTACGTACGATAGAGCCAACGGCGTGGCTAGTTGCTGTAGTTCCACGCCATCCACGTCCTGCTACGGTTGCACCAGTACCTAGTACCTGAATGGTACCGCTGTCCTTAACGGACTTCTTTACATAAATTAATTCTTCATTAATCTCAACGATGCCTTTGCTAAGTGAGGAAGCATCATCTACTGGGATAGTTACATCGTTATCGTCGATGGAACTTGTGATGACTGTAACTGATTCTTGGTTTTTTACATAGGCGCCAACTTCGGCGATGGTCTGTTCTACCAATTGGTTTAGTGTTGCCATTACGCTTGTGCTGCCCTTCCTATTTTTTCAGATACTCGTACAGCTTTTTGAATATCCTTCATCTTGGTTGATGCTGGTTGAATACCAAGTTTGCGAGCGTCGCGGTAAGCGCTTAGCTCTTTGTCGGTTGTCTTGAGGGCGGTTGCTACGCCTTCGTTACTAACACCGATGTTTGCGTCACGAAGACAGTCACCATAATTTTCATGGTCTTGCGTACGACATCCAGTTCTACACTTCGACAATGTAATCTCCATAACCTGCAGCGGTTAACTCCGCTGCCTCTTCGTCGGTGATTGGGTTTTGATAACCACCGCGTAATACTCTGTCATAATCTTTTAATGAACTGTCTTGTGGTGAAACAATCGTTGACCATGTGCCATTCTTTTTAACAACAGTCTTAGCCCATGGATATGAAACAAACCATAGATGTTCTGACATGCCAAGTTTAATACGCATTGATGGTCCACTAAAAACTTTTGCCATTACCATTTCACCTTGTCTGCCCAATGGGCTGCTGACATAACGCCTTTTTTAATGTTACCTGCGTGACGTGCTTTAAATGATTGACGACGCTGACGGTAAGACTTTGTTTCGCCAGCCTTCTTTGGCGAGCCAGAGACACCCTGTTGACCAAAGCGAATAGTCTTAACCTGTGAACCAGATTTGGCTACAACAACGTGTGACTTGGTTGGGTGACTAGGTGTTGCCTTTGGTTTGTTAAAACCAGATACACCTGCTCGCTTTAGTCTTGGGTCCATTTACTTCTTCTTTGCTGCTCTCATGTTGTCAACTAAGTTTGGATATGGGCGTCCAGCTGCTTTTGCTGCAGCTTTAGCTGATGCCTTTTGTGCCGATGTCAAAGGCTTAGAAACTTTCTTAGGGTTTGGTTTGTCCCAAACCTGCTTCTTCTTTGGCATTACTTCTTCTTCTTAATGGCTGGCTTCTTTACTGCTGGCTTCTTCTTGCCGTATTCAATTGCTCGTTCCATTTTGCTTTCAGTCTTTTCGTGCTTCTTGTTCTTCTTCTTGGCTGCAGCAATTCCCTTAGCGGTATATGGAAACTTCTCTCCGTCGACCATTGGCATATTACTTACCCTTCTTAATTTTCTTTGGTGGGCTCTTCTTTGTTGGCTTGGTATAACCCATGCCAGGAAGAATCACGTCGTAGTCTGGTGGAATAACATTCTTCTTAACTGCAGGCTTCTTGACCGCAGGCTTCTTCATGTTAGGCATCGTCTAACCCCTCTTCTAGAAAATCTAAACCTTCTAATTCCAAATCAGGAAGTTGGCGCATTAGTAATTCCCATGCTTCACCTTCTGTAAATCCCGCCTCTTTGTATTCTGTATACAACTCATGTGCTTGCACAGCATGTAGCTTTAGAGGTGTCAGAAAGGTTGTATCTGGTTTTTGCTTTTTTTTTGCCATATCTCCCTTAAGTAGAAGGGGGAGGTTGCCCTCCCCCTTCCTGTCAAATTACGCAGATGCGATGCTTGACTTGGTCTGGATAACGTAACGTGCTTCCTTGCGGTAGACGTTCCATCCGAGTAGACCCTTCCAACCCGCTGGGCGGAAGCGCATCAACTTATCTGTAACTGGACCGATAACAGTCTTTGGCTCATATGAAACAGCCTCAACAAGAGCCTGCTTACCAAGGATTACAGTTGCGTAAACCTTAGATGTTCCTGAACCTGAGATTGACTCAGCACGTGGTGTTTCGATGTAACGAACCTGGTCGAAGATACCGATTTCACCATTCCATAGGTTGGCAACGCCAGCCTCTGTGTAGGTGTGTGGTAGCTGCCATGAAACGTTTCCAGATGTTGCTGCTTCTGAACGAAGGTCGAATGAAACATCTGGGTGAATTAGTGCTGTGTAGAATCCACCATCACGTGGCTGAACAGATGCTCCGCGTAGCTTAGCTACACCCTTACGAGCAAGTGCTGCTGAGAAGTTTGGAGCTGTTGTGCTTGAAGATACGTTCTCACCGTTGATTGTTGATTCATCAGCAGATGATGTACCTGTGAAGCGACCTGTTGCAAGTGATGTTAGACGGCTCCATACAATTGAATCAAGTGAGTCGCGCATGTTGAATGACAACATGTCTGCAACCGCTGGGTCAATTGCTGAAAGTGACTCAAGAGCCAGACGCTCAGTTGTGATAACAGCATTACCGTATTCGTTAACTACAACGTTAACACGGTCAGTGTTGCTAAGTGTTACTGCATCTGGGTCTTCAGTTTGTGTCAGAGGTGTTGTCTGACGAGATAGGTCCTTGTAGACCTGGAAGACGACGGTGTTGCCTGGGTTTGTTACATCGACAGGACGCTTGTCTGCAAACTTGCGGAACATTGGTTCTGAACGAAGATTAAACTCAATCAACTTATCATACGACGTCTGAATCAAGTTCGACATCGTTGATGTCGTTGTTGACGTGGCTGGTGTTGTTGGCACGTTTATATCTTTCTATTAGGGTTTATGTGGATGTATCAGCCCTGAATGATTTTGAGTAACTCTTCCTTAGATGTGACATTGTCAATGCGTGTTTGCAAATCATGTCCAACGTAAGGGTCAGTTTCTCCATCATCCAAAGATGACATACGCTCATATGCTTGAGCGTCTGGGGAGGCTTCGCCTCCCTCTTCAACGGCTTCAATACCAAAGGCATCGCCGTATTCATTTAGCCATTCAGCTACTGCATCAGGGTCGGCTTCGACTTCTGATGGAATGAACTGAGCGATTTTTGCATTTAGTCCGAATGATTCTAGGATTTCTCCGATTGATGCTTCGTGACTGTAAGTCGTGAACTCTTCGATAAGCGAGTCTTTTTCCTTCAGTTGTTTCTGAAGTCCATCGATTTGCTTACGAAGTTTCTTGACCAAGTCAGTACCGCTGTAGTCTTCGTCATCTTCGATATCGTATTCGTAGTTATCTGCCATTGTTTTTTCTCCCTATTAGTAGTTGACCCTCATCGGGTTTGCACCACACGTACTCCTCACAAGGGGTAGTGATTCGTAGACGTGATGACTTCCAGACTTATACACATCACCAGGGCTGGACGGTCTGGGACGGAACTTAATTAAACGTCGGCTGCGGTCGTACGACCAAGTGACGTCTTCTCGATTGCGCTACGTGTAGCAAACTTTGCACGTTCTTTAGAAGCAAGCTTCTTGGTTTTAAGTGCAACATCTGTACCACCTGCAAGAGCCAACTGCTGGCGAGCGAGGTCTTCTTCACCTGCTGTCTCACCGTACAGACCAAGCAATCGTGCGTAGTCTGCTTGATTGCGAGCAGCTGTTTGGAATGCTTCTTCTGCGCCTTGTGCTTTGCCTGCTTCGGCAATCTCCTCAGCAAATGCTTTGTTAGCACCCATACCTGCACGAGCAGCAGCGCCACCAACTTCGGCAGCTGTGTACATCTTCTGTGCATCTGCTGTGCTGAACTTAAATCGTGAGTCGATAAGGTTGAATGCTTTATCTTTGTCGAGAAGATAAGCGACCATGTCGCTTTCTGAAAGACCATAATAATTCTTAAGCGAATCCTTGATTGCTTGGTCAGCATTCTGCAAGATGTTCTTTGCTACGTTAACGCGGTCAACCAACTCAGCTGCGCTGATATTGTTTTCGATTAACTTGGTGAAGTCATCTTGTGTATCGTAGAAACCTTCTGGTAATGAAGCGTTCTGAATAATTTCTCTGTACTGAATCTCAGTGTCAATGTATTGTTTTGGCGTAAGGAGTCTGTCACCAGGCATACCCTTGCCTTCAGCCATGCGCTTCTTAATTGTTTCGTTAGCTGCAAACCGTGTCTTGTATGCGTCACTGTTGTAGATAGTATTAAGAATCTGCTCATCGGTTGGCATAATGTTTTCTTCATACACTTTGTCAATTGAACGAACCAAAGTATCAATAAAGTTCTTGCCAAGACCTGTGTTCTCAAACATCTTCATTACAGAGTCACGAGCACCAAAGTCCTTGTATGAATCAATGACTTTACCTTGTGAACCGTCTGACATAACCTCAACGGTTTCAACAATGCCACCTGTCTTACGTACTGTACGTACGCCGACAACCTTTGGCTTAGCAGCTTCTGCTGCACGTGCAGCCTCAAGGTCTGCAATCTGCTTTGTTAATCCAGCAATCTGGTCAAGTACTGCTTTAGTTGCAGCATCTACTGGACCTGCCCCACCAGCACCAGGAGATAACGTTCCTCCGCCAGTTGTAGTGGTACTTTTAGGAGGAGGTGTTAATTTACGTGTTTGATTTCTGGCATCAATTTCAAGCTCAAGCATGCTGAGCTCTTCACCAATACGGAATGCAGCTGGGCTGTTACCACTGCTATCTCCCTGAAGTTCAAGAAGACTGTCATACTGAGCCATAAGCTCTTCGTCGCCAAGATTGTCGTAACCAGTTGGTCCATAAGAAGAAGGGTCATATTCAATTGTTTCAACGCCAGTTGTGTCAATCTCGTCTGGGTCGCCCCATGGGTTGTAATCAAAATCTGGGCTATCTTCAGCGTTGCCAAAAACTTCGTCGTAGGTTAATCCACCATCATCGCCAGTTTCATCAACGGCTGTATCATCAGCAATAGTATTATTATCTGCATTAAATTTATCAAAAGCAGAAACAAGGTCTGGGATGTCCGAACCGCCACCATCCACCATATATCTATCGTAATATCGCATTTGTTACCCCAAGAATCCCATGTCGCGCAAGATTGTGCTTGCTATTCTTGTCTTCTCTTCTTTAGCGTTCTGGGTCATATCCCACTTAGAACTGCGACGAGCCATCTTCTTTGCATCGTATAGATTGATAGGGGATACATTTCCCTTTTCATCTGTAGAGTTTAATGTTCGCTGAACTGTTTCATCGTTAAGGTCAATTTGGTTAACGTCGCCAAGTTCCCATGTATCTGCAATAGCACGTAGCCATGGGTCTGCTGCTTGACGCAGCGTCTGACCTTGGTCAATTAGGTTAGATAAACCAGGAGCAAATGACTTTGCTCGTGCTTGAAGTTGGTCATCGACTTGTTGTGGATTTAATTGTCCAGAAACTAGACCCTTCATGCTTGCCTCAAACCAGTTAGTAAATCCTGTGTTGGACATTGTCTGTGGGAAACCATAGTCCCATGCTTGCTTGTATAAGCTTTGTGCCAATGTCTCAAGATTGCCAGCAAGTTTTGTGTAAACAACTCGGTCGCCAACTTTGTCATTCTTTGTAAAGTCAATTGCATTAGCCATCAACTGGTTTAGGTAATCTGTATCGTAACGAACTACCTTGCCGTCTTTGATGATTGACTGCTGCATCATCTGTTCTGCGTATCTAATCGCGTCATCAGCAGTAATAGAAATACCGTTAGCTGCAAACTTCTTGACAATTTCGCTGGCGTTTAATTGCAAATCTGCAGCGAACTGACCTGGGTTAGTCTGCTTAGCAAAAGCGTATTGACGTTGAGTATCTGTCTGGTCACGCCACCAAGAAGATTCTTTAATAATTTGTTCTTGTAGGTATGGGTCGGTAATCATTGGTCCACCACTGGTACCAAGGATTCTTTCTAGCGCAGCCTTAAGGCTTGGGTCAGCACCGATAACTGCAGCAGCAATACCGAACTTTGATTGCAGCATTGCCATAGAGAGAGTGTCTCTGGTTTGTGGAACAGAGCTGCTTAATGTATTAGGATTAGGAGGTGGTAGAAGAGTTCGACGTCCTGCTTGTATTTGCGCTTGACGCGCTGTATTTGCTGCATCTAGTGCTGACATTACTGCTCAACCACCTTTCCGATTGCTGTTCGGTCAGGACCGATAAGACTATCTACGATTCTTAAAAAGTTTTTAGCAGCAAAAGATTCAGCGTAATCTGGTAAGCTGCGAGCAAAGTTCTGTGCAAAGATTGCTGGGTCAAATCCAGTTGACTGAGTAGCGCTAGTTACAGTGTTGCTTACGCCTTTGGCGCCAGAGCCAGTAACTGTTGTCTTGCTTGTGTTTTCATAAACAGACGGTTCAAGCTTTGCCTTTTCATTTACTGCCTTTAGGTATCCAGCAACTTCATCTGAAGTTGCAGTACGACCAAGTTCATTTTCAATCATTGAGTTGATTGTTGAGCCAGCAGATGATGGACTGTATTGAGTAGTAGTTGTTGTCTTACTCTTAGTAGTCGCTGGTGCTTTAGTTGCTGTTGATGCGTAATCTGCTGCGCTAAAGCCAGAAGATAGATACAACTTTGGGTCACCCTTAGAGCCAGACCCTGGTGCTTGAACCCAAGACACCGCATCAGCCCATACAGAATTGTACTTAGACTTTGGAATACCAGCCTTGGCTAGCATTGAAACAAAGCTATCGTAGTAAATACGAGCAGGCGTTCCCTTTGCTGCCTTTGGTGCAGTAAACTTAAACCAGTCTTTTGCTTGCTGTTGGTCTACTGATAATTGTTCTCCTGCTTTAACGCCAGGAAGAAGAATTGGTGGTACATCAAGCTCTTGAGGTTTTGGTGTTTGCGCGTTTTGCCAAGCCTTGTAGTCAGCCTGGTATGCAGCCTTGCCCTTGCTGTTATTTGGATAACTTTTTGGGTCTGGCGCTGGGTCACCCTTTTTGTACTTCTTAGCCATTTGTCACCGTAAATTCTGTGTCTAGTTGAGGCATATTGTTTAACCATCTGTACGCAAAAGCAGCAAATTCTTCAGATGCTGTCTGCAAAAAGTCATAGTGGAACTGAGCAAAGTTTTGCTTTAGTAGAAGTTTGCGCTTGTCTGTATTGTTTTGCTGCTCATAAGCTTTGTTAAAAGCTTTAGCTTCTTCAAGCCAGTACGCTATTTCTTCCCACTTAGGACTTCCCTTACTGAAGGAATATGCTCTCCAGTTTTCATCATCTACAATCTTCTGAATAGATGGGATTGTTGCATCCCAATACTCATCGTTGATGTTCTTACGTTCGGTAACCCATGATGGGAAGTCATCGATAACGACCTGAACCATCTTGTCAAACTCACGTTTGATACCGCTTCGTTCGTACATTGATTCGCTTGTAGACCGAATACCGTACTCAGCCATCTTGGCATCACGCCACTCCTGAGCCTTCTGGTACTCAAACCAACCGCGTCGAGCCTCAACGCTTTTAGCTACTTCTTCCTTGGTTTTTTTCTGGGTAATAGGAGTGTCATATCCAGGGTAACCAAGCTTCTTAAAGATTGCAGCAACTTCGGTTGAGTATTCAGAACTGCTTGACAAATCACCGTAACCAGATGAAAGCATTGCTGCGTACTTTGTGTTGGAACGTCCAAGCTTTGCAAGCAACTCTGGGTTCTTGCGAAGAACAGCTAGGTCATCCATTGTTGTTGCAAGACCTGAGATATTCTTTTGGTTAGAACCAATCAGTGCGATTGCATCGACACCCCATTGTTCTGCGAATATCTTGTCTGCCATCTTGTAATCTCCGCCTGTAGCATCGACCAACTCTGCATACCATGCAGTAGCTGAACGTGTTACAGGGTCAAATGATGTAGCGATTGGCATTGAGAACTGAACAATCGAACGGATAAAAGACATTACTCCAGCAGCTCGTGCTGCTGTTGTCATGGTAGGTGGCTCGCCTATGCGACCGTTTCTATCCCATTGAGCGTATGCAGTTTTAAACTGGACAAATGTTTCGTCCAAGAATCTGTCATCTCTAAAGATGCCTAGTGCAGCTAAACCTGATTTCATATACCCTGGAAGGATTGTGTTGGCTGTAGTTTCTACGAAACCACCACCTTCTTGTGGGTATCCACCGTATAGAACGCTGGATTCATAGACATCATCGCCAAGTACTTCACGTAATCCTTGAGCAACCTGTTCGCCATAAATCTTCCATGGACCAATTCCGATACCGTTCTTAACGATTTCAGAAATTGTAATACCACCGAACCAAGATACTGATGGGTCAGCAACCATAAACTCTAGTTGCTTTGGATTCCAGCGGATTCCACCGCCACGTGAATCTGTGTAAGGCTTTAGTGCGTTCTGAGCCCAACCTGGTAGCTTGTCACCAAAAGGAATTGGATACTTAACGGACACTTGCGTTCCTCTAGGAACATCCTTAATGTTCTTGTAAGTGTTTCCATCTTGGTCTTCGTATGCTTCAAAGTTATCGAACGCTTGCTGGATACTGTTGTACCAGTACGCATTCATTGGGTTGCGAGCCAATAGGCGAAGCGCTACAGCCTGTGAGTTAAAGAATGCTAGTGGGAATGACATGGCATAACGTGCCACGTACATACCGTTGCTGAGGCGACGTGATGAGTACAGTGTTTCTTCAACACGTGATAACGCCTTACGATATGCAGCTTGGCGAATCTCATGGTTAACCACCGCGTCAGATACATTAATGCCAGAGCGTTCTGCAGCATCTACCATCGTCTTCATCTCTTGGCGTGTATACGTCAAGAACAGTGGATTACGCACCAGTCTGTTTTCTGCTGCAGATAAGATTCTCCATGCTGCATCAGTTGCTCCCTGAACCTTGGCTAAGCCACGTTCTAGGTTATTCAAATCGTTAAGTTGAAGGCTTGGTCCATCAATTGTTTCTGGCAAATCTGGCTTGCCGTAAAGGATTGAGTCAACCTCGTCAACAGAAACTTCACGTGTAAGAATTGTTGAACGTAGTCCATCATCTGGATACATCTGGAAAAGTTTGTCTCTGGTTGTATCAATCCAGTTAGCAAAGTCATCGCGTTTTAATTCTTTACCGCCGAAACGTGACTGCATACGTAGTCGGTACTCTTTACCTGCTGGGCTGTATAACCACTTAAGAATCTCGCCAGTAGATTCATTACGCATCATCATGCCAAGAGGCATGTCGATTTCATTTCGAATCTGACGGTTTGCAATATGTGCCAAAGCATTCATATATTCTGCTCGGTCTTTGCGGTTAATCTTTACAAAGCGAGTTCCGTCTGCACGAAGGCGACGAGAAATTTCTGACTGCATAGCAGTTGTTAAAAAGTTTTGAGCTGAATCAACTTCAGCCATGTAAGGACCGACGCCACGAATGTTAGGGTCTGCAAGACCATCAATAGTGTATGCCTTGCCACTTGAGCTTACGATTACATCTTGCTCTTGACCGATGCGCTTCTTACCAGTACGCAACTCTTGCTTACGTGATTCGTAATCAATCCAGTCTTTGCGTGTATTGTCAATAAGTTTTGCGTATCCGTTGACAATATCTGCCGTACGTGACAATTGGTCATCTGCTTGGCTAAGCGCAATACGTGCGTCATAAAGCGCATCCTCTGCTGCATACAATGCAGCCTGTGCCTTAGCAGCCGATGCACCTGTAGACTTATTGGCACGAGCCAATGCCTTATCACGAGCAGCAACTAACTTAGCGTAATTCTTGTCAGCAATATCAAATGCGTCCTGTGCTTTTTCCCAATCAGCAACTTTTGGTTCCATCTCTGCTCGGTACTGTTCAACTTCAAACTTTGCAGCTTCAGCACGTTTACGTGCTTTTGATTGTGGTGAACCAGGCAAGAAACGCTTGATTGATTCAGCGCGAAGGCTTGAGTTATATGCAACATTATCCATTGCTGGTGCTGCATTACGGAACAACTCCATAGACTCAAGTGCCATAGAAGCACGAGCCATTGGGTCAATCATTGAGTTCTTAGGAATGTATGCAAGGCGAAGCAAGTTAAGGTTTGAGAAAACCATGTTAGCTAAGTCAAGGAACTGACCAGTGTTCATAGCTACCTTGGACACAACAGCGCCACGGTATTGACCTTCAGTTACCTTTGTTCCCTTACCAGCAGCACGACGAGCATTGATAATTACTTCTGCTTCTAGTCGGCGGAAGTCAAGCATTGGAATTGTTTGAGCTTCGTTTGATACTGAAAGAAAATTCTGTACGTTAATAGAACCATCGTTGTCTGGAATAAAACCATTCTTAACAGCAAACTGCTTGATGGTTGAACGTGATTCGTTAGCCTTGGTGCGCCACTGCTTAATCTGGTCGACAGCGTCAGTAGGTGTGCGGATATCCTGAAGGTCTGTTACGCCATAGAACTTTGCTAGGCGAATCATGACAGCTTCTTCAATTTGACCAAGTGCTAATGCACGTTCTGTATCATCCTGAGCGTTAAGAAACTTTGAAACCATCTTACGCTTAAACACTGCGCCTTCGGCTCCACTAAGGAACTGTAGGCGGTTAAGGTCTGATAGTAAATCAGATGATGCTTCAAATGCACGTGGGTTAGAAATATTAATCATGCCCTGTGGGCGACCTGAGCCAGTCCATGCAATTGTGCGGATAACGCGGTCGTATGTGTTTGTTTGGTAGACCTGCGTCTTCCAACCTTCGCCACCGTCGTCACCAAACATTTTAAGGTCACCGTATTGTGACTGCAATTGAATCTTCTTTTTAGCAAGGCTAAGTGATTCAAGAGCAGCAAAACGTCCTGGACGATAGCTTTCAACGTTTACGCCACGTGGCAGATTAGCACCGAACTCTTCTAGAGCTCGTGCAAATTTAGGGTCACTTGCTTTCTTTGCATCAACAATCCGCTGCATTCTTGATGTCATTGCTGGTGTAAGAAACTCTTGACCCAACTCAGACCAATCATAGATTGGTGTTGTCTTGTCGATACCGTAATCATCTAAGTGGTCAGCATCTAGTGGCTTGCTTGCAAAGAAACGATTAAACGCATCAATGTCACCGCGTTCTGCTAGCAAGTAATCTGCTACATCGCGGTGGTTATCCAATCGTGAAACGATTGTTGCGGTACGGTAAGGGTTTGCTGTTTCACTTACTAGTGGGTTAGCAGCTAACTTGGTGATGTCCTTTTCTCTAACGGCATCATCAACAAGTACAGTAAGACCAGTTTTGGTACGCTGAACATCTGGCAATGTAGATTCTGTAACAATAGTTTCGATTTCATCACGAAACTTATTCATGTCATCTGTTGTTGCAATACGCTTTGGTCCTACAACTTTACGACCTGTAGCACGAACAGTAGCTCCAGCGCCTTTAGTTCCTAGCGCAGCTAATACTAAATCGCTTGACCCTGATGCAATGATGCCAACCCATTCATCTCTGAATGCTCGTTCGCGTTGCTTATCGTTAAAGATATCGAAGTCTTCGTTAAGAAAGGTAGCGTTTGTTACGTCACCAAGTACTGGTGATGTAACTTTACCTACAGCACCTGCTAACGCTTGACCCATAGAAATCTTTTCAGATTGCTTCTTAGCAAAACGAAATGATTCAATAGGGTTACCTTTGCCAGCAGCCATAGCTTGTGGCGTAAGTAATGCAGTAGATGCACCTTGAGTAAGTGGCTGTACAACACGCTTGCCAAATGTTTCAAGCACACGCATTGCTGGGTTAATAACCGCGCCAAGGATTGGCTTCTTGCTACCTGCTTCAATTGCACCAGCAACTTTAGGTATGATGGCAGCTTCTGCCTGACCTACCTTAGTTTTATCTGTTTGCTTCTTGAACTCATCTACCTTAGATGTTTTAACCTTAGAAGGTTGCTTGTTGACTTGTGGGTCATTCCACCATTCCGTCATTGACACCTGGTGTGACCTCCTTCTGAACAGTCAATTCTTCTAATAAAGCAAGTCGGTCATCATCGTTTGGAAACTCCATACGTGCTATATCCCAAGCAATTGGAGCCATGTCAAAGCCAAGGTACTCAAGGTTCTCTTCGAACTTCTTGAGTGCTCTCATTCGGTTTGACTCCTTAGATATTTAACAAACGCTTTCATTGTTCCACTAGATTGTGGTGAGTCCGCAAAGCGAACCATCAATGGCATGTACTGAGACATTTTGGATAAATCTTCCAACGTAACATCTGCTGGTTTTTTCATTCCAAGAATTGAACTACCTGGTCCTGGACCAGAGTCAACTCCTGCAGTAACAGGTTCGCTTGGTCTACGTGTTGGCGCTGTTAACGGAACAATGTTTTCCATTGGATTGCGCCGTGGTGCTGACTTTGCCATTGGTGCGCCTGCTTGTTCTGCTTGGAATTGCTTTTGCTCACCATAAGCAGCGTTAGGTAACTTCATAGCACCCTGTCTATCGGTTCGCTTAGCGAACTTTCCAGGACCCGAAGGTTGCATCATTGACATTGTTTGACCTATTTCTTCTTAACGTTAACCTTTGTTCCAGACCAAATCGCTGAACCCTTTTTGTACTTAGGGTCGTTCATTAGTTTTGGATTTAATGCACGAACTTCTGAAAGTGAAAGCCCTGCGTTCTTAGCAATACCTGACAAGGTATCGCCCTTCTTAACTACGTACTTAGTAGATGAACCACCTGCACCAGTTGTTGGCTTATTTGCTGAACTAGCAGATGGACGTGTCTTGGAACCCTTCTTGTATGCATCGGTTCCTGGAACTAAGCTTTCGCCCTTTGGTCCATAACGAAGACCCTTGTTGGCTTTAGCAGTTGCTGCTTCCTTCTTTTTAATCTTTGCATTAAGTTCGTCCATACGTTGACGACGAGTCTTTCCAACAAGACCCATGGTTGCAAGATTAGCAAGGTTACTTGCCTGTGTTGCTGCACCTTCTTTGGCTGACATTGGCTTATCACCAAGTTTTGCCTTAAGACGGTTAATCTCATTAAGGTCTTTAAATGTAGAACCCTTAGCTGCTGAAACAACTTCTCCAGCAACCATCGCTAGTGGGAACTTCTTAGCAACAAACTTAGCTCCACGTACTGTACGTGAACCCTTCTTAGGTGCTACAGCCTTCTTTGGTTCTGGCTTTGCGGTAGCTCTAGCCTTTTCTGCTTGAGGTGTTTGTGTTTTACCTTTAGCTGAGTTAGCAAGAGCTTTGTTCTTTGCAGCCATACGCTTCTTGGTTTCATCAAGATATGCATCTTCCTTCGCACGAAGTGATGCATCTGTAGGACGCACTGGTGTCTTACCTTGCGGTGAAGGCTTAACGTTTGTTGGTGTTGTCTTTGTTGATTCCTTTGGCATTTTTACTGGTGCTTCTGCCGTAGGGTTCTTGAACAATCTTGGGTTAGCCTTTTTAGCAGCATCTGCTGGTGTCTTACCTGCGTTACGTTCTGCTACATATGTTGAAGGCTTAGCACCTGGTCGAGTTGACTTCCAGTTCTTGCGCTCTTCTGGAGTCATGTTCTTCCATGCTGCTTTGTTTGCAGCGGAACGTGCTGCTCTTCCAGCAGACTTTGCAGCTTTACCTGCAGTTTTTGCTGCCTTAGCAGCAGCAACAGTTTTACCTGCTACCTTTGCAACGTTCTTAACATCGACGCCTGGCTTTGCAACAGAAGGTTTCTTAACCGCTGCTTTCTTTTTAGCAGGTGACTTCTTCTTACCTGACATAATTTCTTCAGCACGAGCCTTAGATACAACCTTGCCATCTTCTACAAGAGATGAACCCTTGCCTGCTGAAGTTGCTTTAGCTGCTCTAGATACTTCTGATTCAGCTGGTGAAGCTTTCTTTCCACCGTATTCGCCGAACTCTTCACGCATTGCCTCTCGGAATCTTGCACGAGATGCAGCTTGCTGCATATTGTATTCAGACTTGCTGAGGTATGCATTCTTGCCAAGTTCAGACTTAGCGGTTTTTCTTACTTCATCAGCAATTTGCTTATCTTCTAAGCTGATTTTGCCTAATGGTTCTCTACGTCCTGCTTGCTTCTTACCAGGAAACGCTTCCTTGGCAGCAGGTTTGGCAGCCTGTTTTGCCTGCCGATACTTTCGTGTGGTCTTTGCCTTCTTGGCTGCCATGGTTATCCTTTACTTAAGCTTGTTGTTGTTGCCCTTGATGGTCTTTAGCGCTGCTGGCTTAGCATTCTGTCCTAGACCGACACCCTTACCTGCTGACTTCTTGCCTGCGTGTCCTGGGTGTACTGGAGCTTTTGCTGCTTTTCCTTGCTTTCCGAACATTTATTTCTCCTTGTTATGCTGGTATTTGACGAGTTACTCTTGCTGCTAGGTTTGGATTTCCTCCACCAGTTAGACCTGCAAGAAGTTCTTGCATTGCTGGTCGTTCTTGTGGGAAGTTAGGCATTTCGCCACCCATACCCTGTTCAGGAGCTGCTCCCTGTGGAGGCATTCCTGGCATCTGAGGTTGTTTTGGTGCTGGTTCTGGCTTGAACGCTTTAGCAACGGCATCCTCTAGAGGAGTACCCTTCTTACGTTCGTCAATAACTGCAGCCATCTTTTCAACAATCTTCATTGGGTCTTGACCTTGCATTACCATTTGTGGAATTGCAGCAGCCATAGATGCAACTGATTGCTTTAGCGAATCACGCATCTCTTCAATATCAATTGCTCGCTCTTCTTCTCCAGCATTGAGCGAAATCGGTAGATTGCGACGTAGCATTCCTCGTGAGATTAGCTTGTCGCCTCGTGCTTGTAGACCCCATACGAGTGCTCGGTTAGGGTCTAGACCTGCCATTAGTCCGTATTCAACTGTAACTCCATAGTTACCGTTGATGTCAGCTGATGGCTTGTACTTTAACTTGTAAGGAACTCCGTTTGCCGTAGCAGATACTTCACGTGTAACTTCCTTGAAGTATGTTTCATCGGTAGCCAAAGCGATTGAAATAGCTTGACCAATTGCCTCACCAAGTACTGATTGAATAACTTTAATCTGTGAATCGAATCCAGCCATAAGTGCCTTGACACCTTGACCAGTAACGATAGAACCTTCTGCTTGTCCTGCACGTGCTTGTGGGAATCGTGTTCCCAACTTCATTTCATCGGCTAGAACATTATTCTCAGCAAAAGCGAATTGAGGTACGTCCAAATTAATACGACGAATTTTCTCAGGGGAGTTAGAACGAATGACTGAATCAGGACCAACGGAAAGCTGAGTAACATCAGTAGGCAAAGCAAGAGGAGCTTCAACAGATTTTTGGACAGCTTCCATAGTAAGGAGAGCAAGACGAGCTTTGGCTGCGTAAACAGGTAGTACATCGTCGAACGAGCCTCGGACTTCTCCGTCGAGAGAAGGACGTTGAGCAATCGCAACTGGGACACGACCGAGTTTGTTTGGTGTCTGTGCAAGAACTACGCCCCCTCGCTCTGGGATAAACATGATTGCTTGCTTCTTATCAGTCCATCGTACAACTTCAAGAAGCTGGTTTGTATCTCCACGAGAGAACGCACCTGTTTGTAGAATTTGGTCAGCATACTCAGGGAACTGAGCTGCTAAATCTCCCGCCTTACGATGGTAAGAGCGAGCATAGACTTGGACTTCGCCAAATCGGTCAACGTCGTAGTACGCACCCATGGAGTTTTCAACATGGATATGCGGACGACGTTCTTTAAAGTTAGGTTCCACACGGAATACAACGAATCCGTATGTACCCAACTGGTCTGCGCCACGCAGTAGTTCCGTACCAAGTCGTGATGAAGCTACATAGTAATTACAAATCTTTGTACGCTTATCAGCTTTGGTACGCTGGGAGTCATCGAGAGATGAATCTCCAGCAGCAGTAATGGTAGGTAGAACACCAGCTTGCTCAGATACATCACGAGCTACAACGTCGATAAGGTTAGCAATGATAGGACGTGACCATGTTCCCTCTGGGAACAAACCACGAAATACCTGGTCTGCATTACCAGCACGAACTAAAGCTACCTCGCGCATGCGCTTATCGCGCTCGGCGTTTCTAGCTTTCAATTGCTCAAAAGCGTGTACGAATTCTTTCATGAAATCACAATCTCGCTATTCGCTGCGCTGCAGCTAAGTCATCTAAGTTGACGATGTACCTTGATTCAACTTCGGAACGTGGTGTGAATTCGTTCTTAAGGAAGTTTGGTACAGTGGCTGAAGTAAGTAGAACATCACGGGCTACGATTTCACAGAACCATAACGCCATCACGGCGTCCATCTTTAATCGCTTGCCCTGTACTCCTGGCTGCCAGGTTACAAGTTGTTCTATTAACTTTTTAATATGTTCATTTCTTGAAGAGTCAGGCAACTCAATGATGTTATCGCCTGCATGCTTCAAGTTGTTGTTGTTACCGTCTCGCTTAATGACGGTACCGAACAGTGGTGCCAGAGAGGCTACGCCGAACTCTGGGTCTTGCTTGTTATTACCTGTGTAGTGTGGTCGGTAATTAATACCACGTGTGGCAAGGAAGTTTCTAATTTCCTCATCCTGTGTTAAGAAAAGCTGAAAAGCGTTTGACTCAACTATAACGGTATGCGGTTGATACGCATCCGTCCACTCTCTTATCAAGGAGCGAATTGCTGCAGGTGTGGGGCTGCTCATGACGTGAACGTCCATGACATAGCGCTTGTGTGTTCTGCGGTCAACTGCGTAAGCTACAGCTGCGGTGTCGCCAGACATCGCTGGGTCAATACCAATAATGCGAAAGAAGTTCTGTGCATTATCAGGATGTCCCGCTGCGCCTGCAATAAGCGCACCCGATTTTCTCATTCCGTTGACTGCGCCTCTGACGCACATCGGGTCGAAGATTGCATTCTCCGCGATATCGAGGTTCTGGTAAACCAGAGACCATTTGGATGGTCCTGCCTCGTTGCGAACCGCCGTTAAGCGTTCGCCTGTCCATCGGTCAAAGTAACCATTTTCGTCAGGCACGTCAGTGTCTGTAAGAGGTTGCTCTGATTTAGCCCAAAGGGTTTTCCAATCCTTTGGATTGTCAGCGTACTCAAGTACTGCTGGCATGGACAAATATGACCACGGAAGTACACCATCCGTGTAATGCTGGGGGTTGCGAAGTTCTTTATACAAGTCGACTGCTGATACGCGAGTACCGACTACGAGAAGCTGACCGCCTCCTGGTGGGAGACGTGAGGCAACTTCCTGCCTAATCCATTCTTGTTGCTTCGCCCATTCATTGGCGTTCGACAACGTCACCACGTCGTCTAGCACGATTAGGTCTGCACGTGCGCCGTAGACCTGACCGCCCATACCGATAGCTTCGACCGTAGGGTCTTTAGCGTCGTTGTCGCGGATATCTCCGCCAAGGTAAATCTTGTTAGCCGACCATTGGTCAGCGGTTGCTTTGTAGCCATCGGCTGGACCGAAGGCAGCTTGTAAGTCAGCGTAACGCGGATGCGTTAAACGCTGCTTGATAGCGTAAAGAAACTTCTTAGCCTGCTCTTGGGTTTTCGAAATTACGATAACCGAGATGTTAGGATTCTTGACGATACGGTAGGTCACGTAGTTAATCGTGATGGTCATGGTCTTGGCGTGGTTTGGTGGTACGTTTACCAGCAAACGAGATAGACCGCCAGAGCCTTTTTCGTAGGTCATTGCTGGTTCAATCCAGCGAGGTTCCCGACCTTCTAGCATATCGACCACGTTAAGCATGTGGTCCCAGACTTTTGCACCAAGATACTTCTCGGAGAATTCGGCAAAGTCAGAAAGACCAGACCGAGCATCTTCTGCGAGGTCTGCTGTTCTAAACCGAGCATTGTCTACGTAGGCAGCGAAGCCTTGAGCTTCGCGCCGTTGGGTGTCATACCAAGAACGACTTCTACCGATAACCTTTAGGGCATCGGCGATGGTGCGCCCTTGGCGTACCAAGTCGATGAGTTCTTTACGAGCCTCTTCGGGGGTTAGATTTCTTTCCAAGTCTACTCCAGTACCTGTAGGGGTCTACAAGAGGATAGACAGAGGTATCCCCACATAAGCTTATTTACCAATAAAGGCGGTCGTTAAGACCGCCGTTTACGGCTCAGTGGAACTTCGCCGTTACACTTATATAGGGGGCTAGAGGATGGGCGTGTCTCAAGGGGTTTTGGTAATTATTTTTAAAATATATTAAAAGTGCAGGTCAGAGCCTGGTTCTGGTGAAAATATTTTTGGTGATAGTGGGGGGCGGGCGGGGGGTGAGGTTAAACATCGGGGGGGTCGGCATGGGCAAACGCACAAAAAAAGGGGCAAGGGTTGCCCCCTGCCCCGCGTAAATCATGTCTGAAAAGGTGAACCCCTCCCCCACCGTCCTCGCGGAGATGGAAGAGGGGCTTGACTATCTATAGAGCCTTGAACCATTCATATATACGCGCCTCACTATCGGGCTCGCCTATGGAGTGAAGGAGTGTATACACACTCCGACTTGTCAAATCCTTGGGCGTGTCGGCTTCGCCGATGAGCGTATAGATATCTAACTTCCCCTCGCGTACCACCGCGAGAGTACCGTTATCGTCACACGCTATCGCCCTCATGCGCTTACTCGCTTGAGAACCACGCGAAGGTTTGATGCGACGATGCTCAACTCGCGCACTCCGAAGCTTTCGACTACGTCGAAGACTATGCCTACGCGACCCTTACCTAGTGGAACTAGGTCACCTAGTTGAGCGTACTTGACTGTAGTCAATTCGAAATCGGGTACATGGTCGAGCGAAGGTACGTTATAGAACTCTTTAACTTCGTTAACTTCGTCCTTGAGATTTACTAGTAAATCATCGTGTGTCCATGCTGTAATCATTTGCTTGCCTTTCGGTTAGTTATCAACCAGCCCAGCGCCGATTGATGGAACCATCTTACACGACGAGCCCCAGCATTGTCAAATTCAGACGGACAGGAGGCGTGTCTTGAGCCTGTTGAGCATGACATACATGAACAGACACATAGACACATACACACATGGGTATACATACACACACGCGCAGGGACAGGCGAGTATGCGGATTGGCTATTAACAGGCGGGGCGCCATGCTACAGGCGCTACGCACATCTCAAGATAGCAAAGCGAAGCTTTGCGTATATATGGGGCAGACCAACCGAAATTCGGCTGGCAGATTGGAGATGAAATGAACGGTTATGGACTCTATTGGGGAGACTTC